GCCTGTACGCTCTGCGTTCATTGGATGGTCAGGGTCAGCCTTGTGATAATGACCTTCTTTTGTCCTATATTTTCTGAAGGCTTCCTTCTTTGTAATTGGTGATGCCATTATTTAGCTTCCTTCTTTTTCTTGCGGTGACGGCGTAAAGTCTCATCAAGCCAAGCGTTTTTTGTTTTAGTTGACTTAGCTTTCACACGTTTTTTATTTTCAGGATTTCTTATTGGCCCGTCAGAATATACCTTTTTGGCTTTCTCTCTGCGCCGCTCTAATTCACGCCGAGAGTTTGCACCATCAATAAACTCACCTAGAGTGTATTCACCGTCAGTTTTTAAAAAGTGTTCGTATTTCTTTTTCTCTAGTTCTGCGTTGGTAAGGTCAGACTTACTTGGGCTACGTCCGTCTTTTTTGTAGATTTTTTCTTCCGATAAAGCCCTTCTTCTTCTCTTTTTTCTTCTTTTCTAGCCTGTAACGCCGCATACCGTCTTTGGTATCCGCGTACTTCTTGCCGTCTAATACTGGCATCACGCTCTCCGATATCTTCGTGTTTTCGTAGCGATAGATTTTGGTTGCTTAGAGAATTGTTTTCCCTTGGCGGTGTCTTCTCGCTTCTTTCTATTCGTTGCCGCCCTTTCGGACGGTGTGAGTGATGCAACCGCTTTCTTTGGAAGATAACGGGACTCACCTTTTTTACCCGCATATTGCCAATCCTGTTTGCTCCACTTGCGTAGTTTGTTGGTTGACTTCTTAGGGCCTGAGTAACTACCACCAGAATCTTTGTAGTATTTGACGGCTAACTGCATGGCACGGGCAGAGTGCTTACCACCCATCTTTGCCTTGGCTCTTGCTTTAGCCGCCGCCCATTTCTTAGGGTCACGTTTCGTTGCAGTACTCATCGAAAACCCCCTACCGTTTAATCATGGGTTGCATACTAGGGAAGTAACTCTTCGGCTTCTTAGGTTTGATTTTGAAGATATCCATACCCAGCTTTTTTAGCTTACTGGCAACGCTCTTACCTTTTTTCTTTTTCTTCTTTTTTGGCTTAAACTTATTTTCTAAAGACTTAGCCATTTCTTTGTAACTCATAACTTCCTCATAACGAAAAAAAGGGGTAGCCGTTTTGACTACCCCTTAGATTAACTAACTTACGCAGAAGACAGAGCGATAGCGCAAGCAGGGCGAAGGACGTTATGCCCCATCGCGTACTTGGCAACCATCAATGTGCCTTGGCGGTTAATTTGGTATTCGGATTCTACACCCAAGTCCATAAGCTTAACTGTAGCTACGGCATCCTGACACAGAACCAGACCACGAACTTTCGCGGCAAGGTCAACGAGGTTTACACCATCAGTTGTTGTGTTAGTGATATCGTATGCAGTTGTACGGCCTGAACCAGCAGTGTTAGCCAGAGGACGGTTGCCCTTTGATTGACCCTTAGATGCACCAGAAGTTTCAAGAAGGTCTGCCGCTACGAGGTGGTTAGACATCATAATTGGCATACCAGCAATAGACGGTACAGTACCAGATGCAATAGAACCATTGCCACCGAAGTCGCGGTTCATGTACACCAGCTTGTTACCATCAGTCACATCAAGTAACGCATAGTATTGGTCAGGTGGAAGGATAACAACAGCACCGCTGTCGTAGCTTACGTTCTTCTTATCGAACTCTTTCTTCGCATCGAAGATAGCTTTAGCCAACTTAGATGGGTCAGTAACATCACCAGCGGCTGAACCGATAGTAATATTGTCAGTAAAGTCTTCTTCAGTGAAGTCTTTGTACTGCTGAATCAATGCCGCCGCACGGGTGGCGTTAGTTGACAGAGCCGCTTTCAGTGCGGTGCGAAGGATGTTCTTGTCAGCCTCAGTAGCCAGAGCAATACCAGCTTCCTTAGAGTAGGTTGAACGAACATCGTAGTGGTTAATTGCCTCATCAATGTTGGCAACAAACTGGCTAGAAATCAGCAAATCGTCAATTGTAACGATACGTTCTGACGCACGAATTTTGCCGCCAGTGATTTCATTTCCAGGGGTGTGATACTCAGCGGTTGTCCGACCGAGCATCGGGAAAGATGCAGACTTACCCTTAGTGATTGTGCGAGAGCGAACCAGTGGCATCATAATGTTCTTAGCTTCAAACGAGGTGAGAACTTCACCAGCGTACAGCTTCAGGAACAAATCACGCACATCACCAGTGAGGTTAGTCTGGCCTAGACGGGATACGTCATAGGCTGGATTAGATGCGCCTTGCATAGCCATCTTTAATCTCCTCAAGTTGGTTGATGTTATATTTAGATGTTTCCACTCAGACTTTTTCACGCCCTTTCACCACAGATTGTCCCTCGCAAGGGGTCAGGGTTATTCGATTGTTACGAAGTGCCTTATGGCAGGGACAAGTCCCTTTAAAACACACCCGTAAGATGTGCTTAAAAGGAACGGGAGGCCGAAGCCCCCCGCCCTAGTTTCATAGGAGACAGCATTAAAATACCGAAGACCGAGATAGCTTACGAGCCACTTGGTCACGGTATGCAGGGTCTTTCTCGTATCTTGGGTCAGACATAGCCGAAGTAATCTCAGCTAGACTCTGGAAAGCCCCTACAGAAACGTCCGAAGCTTCACCACCTACAAGGTTAGGCTCAACTCCTGTCTCAGAACGATAACGAGCCGCTAAACCCTGAATAGCAAACATGGCAGTATCCATGTTGCCGCTGTCTATTTGACCGTTGAACGCGGATATCTCAGATTCATCCAAGTTAGCCGCCGCCCACTGTGTCATTTCATTGTAATAATCCTCACCGCCTACAGCATCAAAAGCTGTATTACGGGTCTGGTCTACCATTGCCAACTGACCATCTATGAATTGGTCAACGATTTCTGCTGGTATGCCTATCTCTTCAAGAGCATCATAGTGGTCATCACTTAGACCACCGTCTTCCCAGAAGGACTCAGACATATCATCAAAGTCAATTCCATTGTTAGCTAGGTATTCGGAAACCTCTCCTGTTTCCATATCATCCACTTCAGAGTCTTCGTATTCATCACCTGAATGGAATCTGTTTTCTAGTTGTGCATATGCTTCTGCCATTTGTTCGGCAGATTGAAATTTGTCAGGTAGCCAACTAGGACGCTCTTCCTGAACATTATTTAACCCTTCAGCCTTTGCCACCATCTCCTCAACGTATTGCGGGTCTTCTGGCTTGGCCTCTTGGTGTGTATTTAGTGTATCAACCATAGTGCTGTCTCATTATTTTATTGTGGTTGTTGTGATTGCATTGCTTGTTGTAACTCGCCCATGTCCATGTCTTGCATAGACTCCACAAGCTGTGGAGCGGCACGTTCTGCCATCTTTGACATAGTTTGCTGTTGCATCTGTTGCTCTTGTGCTTGCTTCATGGCCTGTACCTGTGCCGCCTTATCTTCTGCGGTCTTCACAAGGCCACCAGTGTCAATCCCAAGGGATGCACCTAGTCGGTCTATGTAGTCCTCAACATTCAGGTTCTCAGCGATAATCTGAGGCCCAAGCGGTTGGAGATAAGTAAGGAACTGGCTGAGTTTATTGAGGTCTTGCCCTCGACCCAAAGCCTCTAGACCTGTGACAATCTGAGGTTTGATGGAGTCCTTCGGCATCTTCGGCATTTTGCCGTTTGCTTCCAGTTTGGCTAACAACAATTTAACCAACGGTACTTGGAACTCTTGCGATAAGATTGAGTAGACACCACCCAAGGCTGTCTCTAACTCTTGCGCCATGTAGCGCACTTCTTCCGCTGTGACCCTCTCTGCGTTCCGCTGTACCGCACTGTTAAGCAGAAAGGCGTATGACAAGCGTTCAGTAATTCTTGCGCCTGTCTCTTGGGCTACCCTGAAGTCGTTATACTTTTGTACTTGTAGGGTAGTTACGTCAGCCGCATCGCCTTGGACGATTGCACCGTTTGGCGCACGAGCCAACGTACTTTGTTTAGTAGTACCATTCGGGCGTACCAAGAAGAGTACCTTAGATGATGCCGCCGCGCCCTCTACGATAGCCCTTGTAAGAGCCTCTAGACTGCGTAGGTCACCAATATATTCTTCTACATAGCCACGCCCATAGTCCTCACCGTCAATGCGAGTGAAGCGCAATGGTATAAATGGATTTTTGTCTAATGGGTATGTACCCCCACTTTTTGGAATAGTCATACCTTTGACTTCTTGGTAAACTTCCCAATTCTTATCCTTGCGGCAGATGTAGGTGTACAAATCTAACGACTTATTATGTGTGTCGTTCTGGTTGTAATCTTGAGCCGTAGCTAACATCTCCTGTGCCTCTAGGGGCAACATCATGGGAGATACGGACTCTTTGGTAATTATCTCAAGGACATTACCCATTGTGTCCCGCTTGACCACATAACGGTCAATACGAAATACTTTCATTCCACCCTTTTTAGGTAGGTACACCAGAGCGTTACCAGCAACGATTAGTTGCTTTAATGCCTCATGTACTGGCACACGAACTGCTGATGTCTCAATCTCATTCTGAGATGCACGTTCTATTCTAGCTAGTGCCTCTTCGACTGCACCTCTTGCGTCCTTACCAGCGATAGCTTCGATATCAAAGTCATCTATGGTTAAACGAAAGAATGGACTATTCGGTGGTAGCAACGTCATAAGCAATTTACTTGCTAGGTTGTTTACACCCCGCGCACCAACTGACTGATAAGGGTTCTTATACAGTGTAGAGGATGAGTGTCCCTCTGGTGGTACTAAGGTTGGAATAGTGAGTTCTGATGCGTCCCTTGCCCTTTGCAGAAAAGAATGTCGATGAGATTCTAAGGTAGAATACCGTCCAGCAACTGACTTAATTTGAAGGTTTTGCATCGGATATCCTCGTTAACGATATACATTCAAACCGCCAGCAGTAGACGATTGCTTACTATCTGACTTTGGTTTGGAGTTGTTATTTAGATTTATGCCAATCTTTAGTGTGCCTAAATTTGCGCTGGGCGTCTTATTATCTAGCTTTGGCATCACAGGGTCTTTTGCATCGGCCTGACCAAGGGCTTTCTTACGTTTCTTCTTGCCCTCTAGTTTTTGCTTTTCTTTTTGTTTCTTTTCCATCTCAGACATAGGCATGGCATTTTGCCCTGCGCCAGCCTGTACAGACTTAAAGTCATTAGTACTGACACCAAAACTAAAGCGACTACCAAATGCCGCCTTTAGCGCATCAGCAAAGTTTCTATTGCTTTCCATGACATCACCTATGAACTTTCTGGGATGTTTAAGCCTGTCTTGCCGTCACCGCCTACGTTTGCGACATTTACATCTAAGCCCACACGGAATCCGCGTTTGCCCATACGTTGCCGTCTACGCTGAGTTGAGTTTACAGCCGCGCCGCCCTCTTGTTCTGGGGCTTCTTTTGCAGTAGCCGCTACAGGGGTTGATGCAGATGCTACAGCCGCCGCCTTTTTAGCTGGGGCTGACTTTTTTCTTCCGCCGCCACACATTATGTATTACCCCCAGCTTTAGATGGAATTGACAAACCCGTACCACTTGCACCTGTAAATGTTCCAAGTGTGTTTTGGTTTGGTTTGTTCCTAAATTTCTTTTTACCAGCCGCTTTCTTCTTCATCTTCGCCGCATCTGTATCGACAGCGTTGAAGTCAACCACGCTAGGCTTTGCTGGGGCCATTGCTGGTGGTGGTGCTGGAGGTGGTGGTGCTTTGGGGGTACTTCCGCCTATACACATTAGTAATCGTCCTCTTCATTTTTATTAAGTTGGCGTATCCGTTCGATAACGCTCTGTTGTCCTTGAAGATAACGTAACTGCTCAACCGTACACGCTTGCCCTTTTGGTAAGCTGTCGGGAAACTGACGTTGTAGGTACTCAAGGACTTCATTGGTAACCAGTGGTGTATCTGATAATAATTTCATTGATATAAACCCGATAATGTCCAGAAATAAAAAAAGGGCTACCCGAAGGTAGCCCCAGTTAACTCAGTTAACTCGCTCAGAGTTCGCAAGCACCAGAAGTACACGCCAGTTCCTGTGAAGCAACTGTCATGTCATCAGTCTCGCGGTAATCTGAGAAAGTAACATTTGGCATTCTACTAGCCATTTCTTCATATTGCAAGGCCGTAATCTCTTCATACGGGGCTTGCACATAGGAATGTGACCCGTCTTCCCTTGGTAGGAATGATACTCCGCCGACCATTCCAAAGTTTTCGTAAACATAAGCCCCGACATCAAACCACTCCTCTTCTGAAACGTAGACTGTTATACTTGGATTGTGTTCGCACCAGTGATTGCGGTAAGTCATCCATAAGTGTAATTGTTCAAGCGCAGACATATCGTTCCTTGTTATAGCGTCATCTGGTGACTTAATAGGGAACGAAAATACATGGTTTAGTGGGTTGTATGTATCCACTTCGCTAGGTATCTGTCTCTCCATCATCCATGTAGCCAATGGGTCTTTTACATCTGCACGAACACGGCGGATGTAATGCTTGGCATATCGAGGGTGGATACCAGAGGCCACAGAAGCCAACTGGCTTACTGTACCGCTAGGCTTAACACAGGTTGTAGCAGTTGACTGAGGGATGCCCAGCTTGTCTGCCCACTTCTTATTTGTATCAACAACGGTTTTCTTCAGGTCTTCCAGCATGGCTGGTAGGTCTTCGTTCTCTGAAGTAAGTAACCAGTTGTCTAGGATTCCTGTGAAGGATACACCCAACAACCGCTCTTCTTCCATGTTCTTCTTCCACGATGGGCGAAGGTATCGGATGTCTGTTAGGGCTGACTGTAATGTGCCGAGTAGGGCGGCTACCCTTGCTTTCTCCTTGAGTTGTTCTACGGCATCTTCAGGCCGTACAATTATCTCTGAGAGATTACAGCATTGCATACTACGCAACAAAATCTCACCACAAGGGTTAGTACCAAAGTCATGCTCTGGGTCACGCCTACCGCTCTTCTTGGCTTGCGCTTGTGCGGCCTCACGATTAAAGATACCCCGCTCACCTGACTTGGACTCATACAAAGAAGTCCACTCGCGTAAGAAAGCACCCATATCTGGCTTGCGGCTATACGAAACGCTATTGTTTGCGTAGGAACGATTTACATTCTCATCCCACCACTGACCAGACTTACAGTGCCGCATCCTATCATCTGCCAAGTCCGACAGACTAATCATAGCAGAGCGGCG